CTAACGAAGTTAATTATAATCCATTAAGAGGGCAGAGTAGGTCATTTAATATCAAAGGAACTCAAAACGTTACTTTAAATACTGGTTGGGTTGACGAAAATTATAGCGAATTAATTACTGACTTACTTTTAAGCGAGACGATATTATTAGATCAAAAACCGGTTAACCTTAAAACTCAAAGCTCAGAGTTAAAAACCAAGTTAAAAAATAGAATGATTAATTATACAATGGAGTTTGAATATAATTTTAATTTAATTAACGACGTGGTATGATTTTAAACTTAGCTTTATTTTTAAAAAATAATGAGTTAAATAGATACCAAAGGAGCGACTTATTTAACGATGAGACTATCTCAATTACTCAGGTTATCCAGGACGTCAAAGATATTAGCTTAATATTTACGAATTTTACCAAGACATTTTCACTTCCGGCGAGTGACGAAAACAATAGACTTTTTAAACACTATTATAATTACGATATTGACGGAGGGTTTGACGCTAGAGTAAAGATTGACGCCTATATTGAAATCGATAGCAACCGATTTAATAGCGGAAAGGTCAAACTTGAGGGAGTTGATATGAAAAATAATCAGCCTTATTCCTATCGAGTGACGTATTATGGTGACACAATTAACCTAAAAGACGTAATCGGAGAGGATAAATTGAACGCTTTGCCTTTGTCTAGCTATAATTTGACGTATAATAACACAAATGTAAAGACAAAATTCCAAATTGATCCAACGACAACCGACGTAATCGCTCCATTTATCTCGCATACTAATAGATATTATTTTGATAGTAGCTCAGGACATAGCGAAAACGATACAAATTTATATTATCAAAGTGGAGGCACACACGAACACGGGCTTTTATGGAGTGATTTAAAATATGCTATTCGTTTGGACGCAATAATCCAGGCTATCGGAACGCAATACGGGTTGGTTTTTAGTAATGATTTTTTTGATAGTGCAAATTTAGACTACTATAATTTATTTATGTGGTTGCATAGAAGTAAAGGAGCGGTGCAAGGAGTTGAGGCTGGAGTTTTCCCTCCCGAGTTAATAAATTCGTGGAATGTAGTTAGCGGAAATCACGGAGCTTTTACGACTTCTAGTAATTTATTTGTAAATTCAGATTACGACGGCGCCTCAAATAGTATTGCTATAACAACTGCCTCAACTAGCGATTACAAAATTAGTATTTTGCGAAATGGAGTTTTAGTTTTTCAAAGCAATATTTTAAATGGAAATCAAACGCTAGATATTACTTCCGTTTATTTTGACAATAATAATAATTTTACATTTTTTATTCAAAGTCAACTTGTAATAACAATCGACGATATTACTTTGCAACTTGGATATTTTGATTATACGGATCCAGGTATTCCGTTAACATTTGACGTTTTTAGTACAACTTTATTTAACACAAATGCGACTTTCGTTTTTGATATTGCTCAGCAAATTCCGGAGATTAAAGTTATTGATTTTTTAAGCGGTATTTTTAGAATGTTTAATTTGACGGCTTACGTTGACAATGGAATTGTAATTGTAAAAACGTTAAATGATTTTTATGCAACCTCAAACGTTTACGATATTACGCCACATATTAAAGTCGATACAAATAGCGTTAACGTTGCGTTACCATTTAAACAAATCGAGTTCGGGTATGAAGACACGAAAACTTTATTAGCTCTAAAACATAGCCAGCAATTCAACTACGATTGGGCTAAGGAGATTTATAACGAATTACCGGAAATTGAGGGAGGAATTTATAAGGTAACTCTTCCATTTTCTCACTTTAAATACGAGAGAATTTTTGACGTCAATGCGCCAACGACTCCGACGGATATTCAATGGGGTTACTCGGCAACGGATAACTTTAACGCTGCAACTGGAAACTATGAGGCAGCCTTAGGGAAACCTCTTTTATTTTATCCTATATTAGTGACCGGAGTTGCGAATATGTCATGGAGACCGACAACGTCAAGTCACGAACAAATCACGTCTTATATTGCTCCGTCTAATTCTTTGAGTTTTGATCCAAATGTAAGTAAGACAAATATAAATTTTAAGGCTGAGTTAAACGAGTGGACTTTTGGTAATGATTTCACGGACACTTTATTTTTAAATTACTATCAGGATTACATTATGCAAGTTTTTAATCCTAAAAATAGACTAACAAAAATAAAAGCGATTTTACCTTTGTCAATACTTTTAAATTTTGAATTAAATGATAGGTTTAAAATCGTGGATCGTCTATTTAGAATAAATAAAATTACTACTAATTTAACAACCGGAGAGAGTGACATGGAACTCTTAAACGAATTATGATAACAAACATTTTAGAAATGCTTAAACACGTTGAGCAATACGAACACAATGAAATAATCGCAAGCGCTAAGGGAAAATACGAACTTAAAAAAAACTATTTACAACAATTTAAAGATATATTAAAATGGCGATTGAGAAAGTAATTGATATAAAAATTGAAAGCAACGCAGACGAAAGGGTTGGAAGTTTACGCTCACAATTAAGAGAGGCTCAGGCAGACGTTGCCGCCTTATCTGAAAAATTTGGAGTTACTTCAAAAGAGGCTATCGAGGCAGCAAAAAGAGCCGGTCAATTAAAGGATCAAATCGGAGACGCAAAAGCGTTGACGGATGCCTTTAATCCGGATGCTAAATTTAAGGCTTTGAGTTCGTCTTTGGCTGGAGTTGCCGGAGGTTTTGCAGCGTTACAAGGTGCGCAAGCGTTATTTGGTAGTCAATCAAAAGAAGTTGAGCAAACGCTTTTAAAAGTCCAAAGCGCAATGGCTATCTCTCAGGGTTTACAAACTATTGGAGAGAGCGTGGACTCATTTAAGCAATTGAGTGCGGTTGCTAAAAGTTACACAATAGTACAAAAAATCGTAACGGCTGGGCAATGGCTTTGGAATGCTGCCTTAGCTGCCAATCCAATTGGAGCGCTTGTTGCGGTGATAGCCGCTTTAATTGCTGCGGGAATTGCGTTAGTTAATTATTTTAAAGAAAGCTCAGCAGAAAACGCTAAAAATACGGCAGCCGTTGAGGCAAATAAAAAGGCTCTCGATAATCAAACAAAAAGTCTCGAGAAAAATGCTAGTAGTTTTGATAAAAAACAAAAGCAAGAACTAGCAATGGCAAAAGCCTCAGGAATGAGCGCTGAGGCGATTAGAGTTTTGGAATTAAAATTGATTGACGAGAAAATCGCTTACGAGAAATCGGCTCGAGCGATTGCGTTTAATACTTACGAAAAAAATAAGAATTATTTAGCCTCTTTAAAAGCTGCGGACGCAGACGAGGAGGTAATTAAAAAACAACAAGAGACGACAAATAACTCGATAACAGAATACAATAAACAAAATCAAAAAGTACAAAAAGCTTTTGACGAACGCAAGGACATTCAAAATCGTCACCAGGTTGAAATTAGACAATCACAAACCAACCATAATAAAGAGGTATCCGAAAAAAACAAAGAGGCATCCGACAAAGCGAGAAACGATGCAAAAGAGGCAGCAAAGAAAAAAGAAGACGAGGAAAAAGCGGCTTTGAAAAAAATTGCTGACGACAAACTTGCGGCCGATATGGACTCGGCTAAAAAAGCAATGGAGATTTTGGAGGGATTAAAACCAAAAGAGACTCCAGCCGAAAAAGAAAACAGAGAATATCAAGAGAAACTTGCGATTTTAGAGGCAAACAATTTATCTACTGAGGAGCTAACTAAAAAGCATTTAGATAATCTCCAACAAATCGAGAATGATATTAAATTAAAAAATGACGAAAAAGCGACTGCTGAATTAGAGAAAAAAATTAATGATCAGACAACTTCTTATGATGAAAAAATTGCAGCGATTGATGCTGAGCAAGCGATTTTTCAAAGTCAACTTGATAACAAATTAATTACTGAGGAGCAATACAACGATAAAACAAAAAAATTATCAGAGACAAGAGTCCAAATTGATAAAAAGGAACGAGAGGCAAAGGCTGCAAACTTAAAAGCAGTTGGAGATTTATTGGGAAATGTTGCCTCATTATTGGGAGAAAGTACGGCAGCTGGTAAAGCGGCAGCTGTAGCTCAAGCGACTATCTCAACTTACCAAGCGGCTGTTTCGTCTTATAATTCATTATCAGGTATTCCAATTGTCGGACCAGCGTTGGGAGCTGTTGCGGCTGGAGTTGCGGTTGCCTCAGGAATTGCAAATGTAAATAAAATTTTATCAGTTCAAACACCTGGCGGAGGAGGTGGAGGAGGTACAGCTCCAACCGCAGCGGCGATGCCGTCGCCTCCAAGTTTCAACACGGTTGGATCGAGTTCGACAAACCAACTCGCTCAGACAATTGGAAGTCAAAGTCAAACTCCAATTAAGAGTTATGTAGTAGCGTCGGACGTTAGTACAGCTCAGGCTTTGGATAGAAATATTATATCAAACGCATCGATTTAATATAAATAAAATCTATTATAAAAATATTTACGATAGATAAAATCTTGAGCTGTGAAGTATTGATTTTATTAGGATTTTGCGTTAAATTAAAAAACTTTAAAAAGACGATATAATATATATAAAGTCCTTTTAATTAAAATAAACGCTTAAAAAGAGCCTTAAAATTAATATGGATTTTCAATATAAAAGTTGAAAAAAATAAAAAAATTATGTCATTAAATTAAAATTTAATGCAAAAAGTTTATAACAAAACACAAAAAAAAAGTTATAGTAATATGGAGACTTACAAAGTTTTATTTAACGAAGAGGAAAACGAGGGAGTTTATGCTGTGTCTTTAGTTTCGGATCCAGCGATAGGAGTTAATTTTATAACACTATCAAAACAAAAAGAAATTAAACTTGCAACCGTAAACGAGGAGCAAAGAATTTTAATGGGTGCAATATTAATTCCTAACCAACCTATTTATAGAAATCAGGACGGACACGAATTTAATATCGTATTCCCAAAAGAAACGATTAAACAAGTTCAACAAAATTTTGCCTTAAAAGGTTATCAAAATAATTCAACTATTGAACACTCTGGAGAGCAAATTCAAAATGTTACGTTTGTTGAAAGTTGGATTAAAGAAGACGAGGTACACGATAAGTCAGTACACTACGGATTTAACGAAGAGGTTGGAACTTGGTTTGGATTAATGAAAGTTAATAACGACGAGATTTGGAACGACTACGTTAAAACTGGCAAAGTCAAAGGATTTTCGATTGACGGAGTCTTTGACATGGAGAAAGTAAATTTAAAAACTGAGATTAATATGAATTTAGAAAGTATTGTTAACGCAATAAAAGAGGGTTTTGCATCGATTACATTATCGACAGAAACCGAGCAAGTTGAAACCGTTGAAACCGTAGAGGTTGCAATGGAAACAATGATGCTAAAAGATGGTGTGACTATTTTAGAGGCTGAGTCTTTTGAGGCTGGGCAAGCGGTTTTTATCGTTGCTGAAAATGGTGACAAAGTTGCTGCTCCAATTGGAGAGCATGAACTTGAAGACGGAAGAGTTTTAGTAATTACCGAAGAGGGTTTAATTGCTGAGATTAAAGACGCAATGGTTGAGGAGGTTGAAACTCCGGAGGCTGGCGTTGAGGTTGAGGTTGAAATGACAACGGAGGAAATGATAAAAGCTATCGTTACCAATATGAGCGTTGAAGTTTCAAAACAAATCGAGGCTATTCGTACCGAATTAAGCGCTCAAATTACTGAAGTTAAAACTACTCAAGTTGAGGTGAAAGCATCAACAAAAGCAAAACCGGAAGTTGCTGAAACTTCAACAAAAAATGTGAAACTAACTAGATCACAAAAAATATTAAATAACTTAAAAAAATAATTTAAAAAAATGGCTACAACTACAACTGTATCATCAAACTACAACGGAACGGCTGCCGGTGCAATTATCGGTCAAGCGTTCAAAACTATTGACACAATAGAAAAAGGAGCGGTAACTATCGCTGAAAACGTAAACTTTAAAATCTCTTTGAGAAAAATCGCTTACACAGACGGAACGACTGCTTACACTTGCGGTTTTGCTCCAGCTGGGACAATCGTATTAAACGAAAATGTAATCGAGCCTTTCAAATTCAAAAACGATTTTGATGTTTGTAAAGAAGATTTCAGACAAACTTGGTCTGACGGAATTATGGGCGGAGGAGCTGCTAACGCAACTGCACCTAGCGACATAATGGACGCAATCCAAGCGGAAGTTTTAGGAGCTATCGGTGAAAAATTAGAGTCTGACATGTGGACGTCTTCAACTAACTTTGACGGTTGGTTAACTTTGTTCGCTGCTGACGGAGACGTTAACAAGCCAACTGCTGACGCTGTGGTTACTGAGGGTAATGTATTAGCTAAATATTTGAAACCAGCTTTAAACGACTTGCCAGTTGCTTTGAGAAATAAAGAGTTAATTCTTGCGGTTTCTCCGGACGTTGCTCAGGCTTACGCTTTTCACTTGTCAACTCAAGGAATCACTTACGGAATGGGGAACACTGATTTTCCTTTAGCATTCGGACGTCACAATTTAGTGGTATTAAACGGATTGCCAGCTAACACAGTTGTTATCTACGAGCGTAAAAACTTAGTTTTCGCTGCAGGTTTAACAGCTGATTACAATCAAGTTGCTTTGGTTGACGAAGACGAAATTGGTTTACTAACTGGGAAAGTTAGAGGGAAAGTGGTTTACGCTGTAGGGGTTGGATATTACAACGCTGAGGAAAT